CATTCAGTTTGACGGTTACGCTGGCCGGGACTTATCCCGTGATCTTTGCAACGACGCCCTACATGGTGCGAAACATCGTGATCGAGAACGTCACGGTGGTCAAAGCGCAGCGCGGCTCGATGGTCATCCTCAATACCGCACCTCCCGCACCGACGAGCGGGGATCTGCTGTCAGGCATGGACACGGTAGGTTGGCCGCCTGAAGAGATCCCGTGGGCGCCCTATCAGCGCGTCACGAGCTTGGTCACCAACAGCTTTACGACCTACAATTTTGCAACCGATGTCAGGCGACTGAGCCAAGCGAAGGTGTTCAGCGATCCGGAAGTATTTGCGAAGACGCAGAACCTTAACTTCGTCATCAACTCAACGCCCGTCTACAACCCGGCGAGCGATGTCACGCTGCGGCGGGGAATGGCAAAATACTTCCAAGAGCCGGAAGTCTTTATCAAGCCGCGCGCTCCATTCCCAGTCACGATCAACTTTACCCCCTATGTGCCGGGGGTCGATGTCAGGCGCGCACCACAAGCGCGCTGGTACACCGATGCGGAAGTGTTTATCCGGCAGATGCCGTTCAATCGGATCATCACCGATGGCACGGCTGCGCCTCCTGCGACTGCGGTTCCAGAGTTCGGCCACGGCATTGATATTTACGATTACTTGAATGGATCAATCCTGGTCGCCTGGGGCGCATTCACGCCACCGCCGCAGAGCTACAATATCTACGTGAATGGAGTCTTCTACGCCAATACGACTCATATTCAGATCGTGATCTCAGGATTGACGATCGCGAGTTACAACCCTGCGGGGACGGTTACGAATCCCGGTAATTCCACGCGCCCGCAGAACATGCCGCCGAATGGGATCGTGAGCCTTTCGAAGACCTACAATATCAAGGTGGTGGCCGTGTCGTTGGGCCTTGAGCGCGGGGAGATTGATCGCAATGTCACGCCGGGCCCCACCTCGCAGATGCTGCTCACGTCCATGAAACGGCTCTGGCCATTTCCCAACACGGGGCTAGATTAATGTCGACCGTCGATCAAGACAATGAAATTGCGAGGGCTAAGAAACTCGCGCAATTGCGGGATCAAACGCGCATTTTCGTCGAGGTCTTTGGCACGCGCGACAAACCGACCCCACACGGCAAGTTTATTCTCGAGACGTTGCGCTCTAAACTGCAGGGCTCGGGCGCATTGCCAAAGAATGTCGTGGGCAACGATGGACACACGGATATGGGCCTTACCTTTCGCCAGTTAGGCCATTACGATGCGATAGAAGCGATTTACAACATCTTGGATTGGAGAGAAAGCAGTGAACAACCCAGATCTGTTTAGCCGCCTTGTAAGTTGCTCCACGGCGGATCCATCAACAGGATGTTGGAATTGGAATAAGGGTGGCGGCCGCTATGGCTTGTTAAAACTATCAGGTAAGCCAATCTCTGCCCATCGGGCGATGATGGTAAGTTTCTACGGGCACACAAATGATGATTTGAACGTCTGTCATCGCTGTGACAATCCGCGATGTATAAATCCAGAGCATTTATTTTTCGCCTCTCAACGGGAAAATCTCGCGGATTGCATAGCAAAAGGACGAAGGCCATTAAAAACGGTATGTAAGCGAGGCCATGCCCTAAAGGGCGATAATTTATACGTCACACCAAAAGGTGATCGCCGTTGTGTTAGTTGTAGAAGTATTCATCAAAAGAGTTGGAGGAATTCATAATGTCGACACCAGCAGCAGAAGCCCTTAGTGGATCAACCCCGCCAGCTGCCGCAACGCCTCCAGCAGCTGCTGTTGCAACGCCAGGTGCTGGCTCTGCGAACCAGCCGTTTTGGGAATCCTGGTCTACGCCCGAACAAAAGTCCGTGCGCGACACGGTTGCGAATAAGAACTTTGCCGATCCCTTTGCGCTCGCCAAGTCCTACGTCGAACTCGAAGGACAAGTAGGCACGCTTCGCGCCTCGGCGAACTTGAAAGGCTATCCGGCCGATAAGGTCAATGCCGATGGCACGGTGACCAAGGCCGATGAGAACGCACGCAAGGCCTGGAATATGACCATGGGCGTACCAGAGACTGCGGATAAGTACGACATCCCGCTACCCGCGAGTAATCCGTATCCGCAGTTCAAAACCTACATGGCGGAGGAATTCCACAAAGCCGGTGTACCGGCAGCGATGGCTTCCGTCATTGCCAAGGGCTATGAATCGGTCATCGGTAAGCTTGAGGCTGAGATCAAGGCGCAGGAGGATACGCAGTCCAAAGCCGGCCTCTTGACGTTGCAGCAAGAATGGGGCTCGAAGTATCAAGAGAACATGGCCTTGGCCAATCGTGCGCGAACGATGTTCACCGCCGAGGTCGGGGGGATGACGGTTGAGAAAGAGCGCGCGATGGAATCGATTTTAGGCACGGCGACGTGGCTTAATTTCTTGGCCAAGATAGGCGCCGGCAATAAAGAGCCGGGATTTGCGGGCGGCAGTAACCCCGGTCAATTCGCCAATACCGCTGCAGCCGCACAGGAAGAATTGAACCAGATCCAAGCCAAGCGCACTGCGGGTGAGATCAGTGATTTTCAATGGCGTGAGCTTGATAAGAAAGGCGGCAAACTTGAGGAGCTGTTCACAAGAATTGCCGGTGGTATGGCGCCGATGAATGGATGATTTGCATGTGCCGATAAGTTCGGTTAGCGTCATTTGCAAGCGGACAAGGTCACGGCCCCCGCTGACGAGGTGAAAGCACCTAAGGCTAGCTCAGCTTCCTGAGTGAGAAGCGCCCCCGTTAGGACAAGGCCTTCGAAGATTGTTTCATCTGAAACCTTTTTCGGAGTGTGCCTGTGTCAACCAATATCGTCACTTTCTACGTTCAGCAATACGCCAAAGTCCTGAACGAGTTGGTGCAACAGAAAACCTCGCGGCTGCGCAAGTTCTGCACCGAGGATAAATACGTCGGTCAAGCCGCATCGCCCGTCGAGCAGGTCGGCGCGGTCGCGATGCAGCCCGTTACCCAGCGGTATGGCCCGATGCAGCGGGTGGACGCGCCGACCAATCGGCGTTGGGTTTACCCGTCCGATTATGACTTGCCGCAGTTGTTCGACAACTACGACAAGCTGCGCCTTCTGATTGACCCCAAGGGCAAGTTCGTTAAGAACGCCCACAATGCGGCCAATCGCCAGTTTGACGATTTGATCATTGCTGCCTTGGGCGGTACCGCTCAGACCGGAGTCGCGGGCGCTACCGCCACCGTTTTGCCCGCAGGCCAAGTGGTCTCGGTGCAGCAGGGTGCGACCGCTCCCACGGGTTTGACGGTGGCCAAGCTTCGCCAAGCCAAGCTCATCCTGATGCAAAACGAAGCCTTCTCCGATGAGGAAGAGGACCCGGGCGATCCGCATTCGGGCCTTGTGTGTGTCGCCGGTGCCCGTCAGCTCGACAACCTGATGGCAGAAGCCCAGGTCATCAGTCGCGATTTCAACGATCAGCCGGTGCTTGAGGAAGGGCGCGTGAAGCGCTTCCTCGGCATTGAATTCATTCGCTCCGAGCGCTTGCTCACGGGTACGGACGATCAGGCCGGCACCTCGACCAAGGTGCACATCTGGCAGCGCGAGGGCATGCACTTGGGCATCTGGAACGACATCTCGACCAACATCAGTCAGCGGCACGATCTGCAGTCCGAGCCCTGGCAGTCGTATGTGTACATGACTGCGGGTGCTACACGGCTTGAAGAAGCTCGTATCACTCAAGTCTGGACCCGCTAATAGGAGTGATGTAAATGCCGATTGCATGCAAAACCTCGATTGATGGCGGCGCGCTCCAATCGATCACGGCGGCACCCACCGTCATTCTTCAGGGCACCAACAGTGCTTCGAAGTCCATTCGGTTCAAGCGCATCCAGTTGCAATCGAACAACACGGGTTCGACTCAGCAAACGATCTTGCTGTCCTATGGTTTCTACGCCACGGGTACGGCGGGTGGCGCGACTCCGGTCGCGGTGCCGGTCGATGAGGGCCTGACGGGTGTGTACACGCCTTCGACCGTCTTTAAGGCCATCACCACGACCATGGGAACGACCTTTACCAACAAGATGACCTGGCAATGGAACACGGCCAATCCGTTCGATTTGATGGACGGCCTGCAGGAATTGCAGGATGAGGTCCCGGTATCGAAGGTGTGGGCCATCATCTTGCCCACCGCGCCTACGGCATTTTCCTTGACCGGCACCGTCAACTTTGAGGAATTCGGCTAATGAAGACCACGCTCACGATTAACACGACTGTTGATCCTTCGAAGCTGCACGGGGCCATGATCTATAAAAATGGCACCAAGTACGCGACTTTGGATAAAGCAGCGGCCTCGCAGCCGTGGACGGATGACGAGGAAGCCAAACATGGGGATCGGTATTCGGTCATCGTGATGGAAACGCCGAAGCAGTTACCGACGAATATCGGTGGTGTCATGGTGAACGTGGAGGAACACACGCACGGCCTATTGTCGGAGCCGTTTCTCGTGACGATCCCGCATCCCACGACTCCGGTGGCTCCGCACAACGCCAGTATTTCGGGTGAGACGAAGTAAGGTTTATCAACAAATGGCAGGGACAGGGGGCAGGTCCCCATCCTGGAGCCAGGAGTAGAGCATGGCAATTGTCAATACGCTTTCAACCCTGATCAGCAACTACGATGCGCAGCCGCGTATCTTGAGTTCCGGCTATTTGGCCGGCGCCAATGATACGGTGGTGGTTGCCACGGTGAATGCCGTTTCAACCGACTCGATCGGCTCGACCTACCGATACGGATTCATCCCCTCAGGGGTTCGCGTCCAAGACATTCAAATGATGAATACCGCCTCGACCGCAGGCGTATGGAACTTAGGAATCGCGCTCAATGATCAGCAAAATCTAAACCTCGGCATTTACGGTGGTGGCGTATCAGCGCCTCCGGTCGCGACCTGGAATGCAACCACCGCTTATGTACCGGGTAACGTCGTGTTGCTCGCAGGCGTGGTGTACTACTGCACCGCGGGCAATACCAACTCTCAGCCGCCCTCGGGTAACTGGACCACGGGTGGCCCGCAGAATGCGCCGGCCGCCTCGGTGCCCATTCCGAATGCCGGTCAGATCTTTGGCACCGGCATCTCAACCGCCGCGGCCAAATCGATCTGGACCAGTGTGTATTTTCCCTCGATCGGGGCGGTCGGCGGCAGTGCCGCGAACGTAGGTCTTCGGGTATGGGAATTGCTCGGCATGACCAATGACCCGTTCTATGAATTTCATCTCGTGTTGACCTCCACCACCGCGCCGACAGCGAATGCCGCAATTTCGATCCAGTACAGCTGGGTGAGATAAACGGATGGCGACCATCCGCATCATGACCAACCCTGAGTATTCTATCGAACAGATTACTCAGACGGCGGGCGCGGCGAACGTGACGACCAACATCGAGATTACCGTCAATCAGGCGGCAATCGTCACCGATGCGAGTTCTACCGTGTCGCCTCGTCCGATCAGTCGTAAGGAGTTGAGTGTGCAGCTGCGGATGGTGGCTGCATGGCTCGAGCGTGACGCGAGTATTACCGGCTTCTCGGACTTCTAAATGGGTCAGTCATCGCCCGGTCAAGATTACGTCCATTCGACGCTGCTGACCGTGGCGACTGCGGTTACCTTTGCCGCTGGCATTCCTGTTGCTGCGGGCGGTCCTGCCCCCAAAGCGCGCGACACCGAACTCATGGGGTTCTATATCGACTTGCAGGCGGTGACTGCCGTTACTCTCACGATTGCGGGGATCGACTCCGGTAACTGGGTCATCAACGGACAGATCACCCTCGACACCTCAGGCTTTTTCCCTTGGCCGCTGCTCAATGAGGCGGGTAGCCTGATCGTGACGGCGAGCGTGGCTAACTTGGTGCGAATTTTCACGAGAGCCTACACGGGACCGTAGATGATTGTGCCCGTCGGTTGATATAGGGTCCAAAAATGGCCTCACAAACCGACGTAGCCGATCTGTGCCTCTCCATCTTAGGCAAGTCGACCATCGCCTCATTGGGCGATAACTCCAACGCCTCTCGGGTCATCAACGTCGAGTACGACATGATTCGCCGCGGCCTGATCAATGGGCGGGCGATCTGGCGCTTTTCAGTTAAGAGGGCATCCTTACCCTCACTTGTCGGCACGCCCGTCTCAGGGCCTTTCACGACGATGTATGCGCTGCCCTCCGACTGCATTCGCATCCTGCAAGTCGGGGATACCTATCCTGGGATGGACCTATCCGATTACCTGATGGGTCCTACGGACGCCAATTACTCCCAGGAAGGGCGAACCCTGCTGTGTGATTACGGCAGCCCGCTCTCGCTGGTCTACGCCGCCGATATCACCGACACCACCTTGATGGATGCGAATTTTATTATTTATTTTGCGGCCAAACTCGCGTGGACGTGTTGCGAGCGCTTAACGGGCTCGGACTCGAAGCAGAAGATTTG